GCGTTCAAAACGGACGAGATCATCCTCAAAAAGGCGATCAATCTCCTCCTGCGTCCAAGTACGATTATCTTGGGCTGCGAGCGGGTAGTCCTTGCGAAGGATGCCGGTATAACCATCTTTCCTCAACGCCGGTAATTTGATCTGATCTTGATACAGAACATGGCCGTATCCAATCGTCCAAATGTGGGCTGGGCATAAGTAAGGTTTGAGACTCTTGCCCTCAAACCTGTGCATCAACTCAATGCCAGCCTGCCCCGTTTTCACTTCTTCTGCCAGCTTCGGGAGCCAAACCAAAACCCAATAATCCCGCCAAGCATCGCCATCTCATCGTCAGAAAAGATGATCGCACTGACCCGTATCAAATCATCAATGTTCTGTACAAGATGAGGATGCTGCCAAACGTAATGGGCAAGCACTGCGTTGATGGCAATCAACTCAAGGATCAGCAGGTATGTGACGTTGGGACGTACTGTTCCGATGTAGTTCACCACCCACTTGCTGGACTTCTCAATAATCTGCTTGTCGTGATCCAGCGCAGCAACTGTCATTTGAGCATCAGTCTGCATGGCGATCTGATCGGTTCGTATTTCTTCCACGCGCTGTTGAGCAAGGTAGCCTTCTTTGGCTAGCGCAAGTTCACGCTCTGACTGCATCCTCGCAAGCTCAAGCTCATGAGCCTGGTCAGCTTTGTTTTGGAAGTAATCAAGCAGCTTGGGTAGGCCGGAGATAAGCAAGCCCCCGAGCGTTGATAGTAATGAGAGCATGATTACCCCTTAGCTGTTACAACGTCTTGGCCTTTTTTAACCGTAACCTTGGAGCCTTCAACATCAACTTGCATGGGCTGCTCGGCTCGGTCCAGCTTATCAAGACGGTGGATCAAGTCTTTGATGACTTCAAACTCTGGCTTTTCCTGCTTGGCTGCGGTTCCCGCAATGCCATTTAACATTTGGATAAGTGCAGTAAGTGAAGCGCCAAGCAACCCCATCACAGCAGCAATCTTTTCACCTTCAAGGAATACCGATGCACCAACGCCCACGAGTACGATTAAGAAGATATACAGCAGGCCATCTTCACCAATGGCTTTGCCTGCTACTTCTTTGGCCGAGTCTTGTGCTTTAAGCTCATCAAGCCTTATCCTGGCCTGGGCTTTAAGGACCGCCAGTTCGTGGGTCTTGTCGTCCATCAGAGACCTAGCAGGTTCTTCACGAACATGGCCGCAACCCCTGGGCCAAGAAGGACAGCAGCGATCGTGACGTAAAGCAGGTACTCAATCCGCTGCATTCGCTTGGAGCCATCAGCAAACCGGTTTTCGATGTTCTCGTATCTGCTTGCACAAATCGCTTCATGTACCGATAAGCGCTTATCCAAATCCTCGCCCATGTCAGTCACCAGAGGGTTTTGGTTCCAGTTGAGTCTTAGCCTGCTCACGCATTTTTTCAATGAGCGTAGCCACCTGTGCGTATGGCAACTGCCCTAGCGTGGTCAGGATCTGATTTACTTCCTCAAGGGAAAGCTCTAACTTGATATTCATACGGAATCGGCTCCAATCGAATCAGTAGGCACAACCCACTGACAAGTTGCTTCATCAAGTACAGCGTCTGGTGTTGGTTGTGGCGGGATAAACGCGTCACGAACTGGGTCGTAGGTGTAGCCAATGCCTGCGTAGTTCTTTCGGAAAGCCTTGCTCTGATCCGCTGATGGCAGGCCCGTATCAGGATCGTAGTGAACGCCGCCGCTAGTGTTGTACGAAGTCTGCCGATAGGTATCGCCTGTTCTAGCGCAGAGTTCCAACTCTTTGCCGTCATCTTCTTGGCGGCCAACGGTAACAAACACTACGGTTTGTAAATTATCAATTTTTGCAAAATGTGGCATGTTAATCCTCAGCTAAATGTGACCGTTTCTGAGGTCGTGGACGTTGCGGTTACGGTGTAAATTTTGTAGCCCGAAACCGCAGTAGAAAGGCTTGATGTAACACCACCACTAAATGTTGCTGTGTATGTATTTGGAATTTTGATGATAACAACGCCTGAGCCGCCAGCTCCACCATCCCTTTCAAGCCCCCCGCCAGCAGAACCACCGCCGCCGCCAAGATTAGTACCTCCAGGGTTTCCACCACCCTCAGCGGCACTGCCACCGCCGCCACTTCCTCCACTTCCTTCTGATCCAGTTCCTCCCCCACCACCGCCCCCGCCGCGAGTGACGGACGTGCCTGTAATTGAAGAACTAACACCAGCGCCACCGTTGCCACCACCGCCAGATGTTGCATTTGCACCTAACGCACCTGCTCCACCACCGCCACCACCATTTGCATAAGTGGCGCTATCTGTAGCTCCGTTACCACCAGCGTAGCCTTGATTTGCTGTACCAGCTATGCCGCTTGAGATGGCACTGCCACCGGCCCCTCCACCTCCAGAACCTCCAACGGCTGTTGCACTGCTACTAACACCGCCACCACCTCCAGTAGACGTAATTGAAGCAAAAACAGAATTAGAACCTTTGCCGCCATTTGCGGTTCCACCAAAAGTACCTTTAGTGCCTCCCGCTCCTACGGTAACTGTATAAGAAGTTCCAACAGACAAACTTAATGCTGTCTCGGCAGAAGCACCTCCGCCACTTGTTCCAACGCTTGTTCTATACCCTCCCGCACCACCTCCTCCTGGATAAGCGTAAGCACCACCGCCACCACCTCCAGCAAGGACAAGAAAATCAACAGGAAAAGTTTGAGGGAGTGTTGTAACCGCAAAACCCGAAGAAGCCACCCAACCCTGAGTGCTGTCCACATAAACAAGCTGGACTGATCCTCTGTTAGTGCTAAGTGTTGCATTTGAAGTGTTACCCTGAATCTTCAACCCATTGGGATTCACTGTCAGGTTATTCGTACCCCAAGTCCCCGCATAATCTGTCAGCGTGATGACATTGCCTGCCGCTGGACTAGCAGGTAGCGTGACGGTAAATGCTGCGGAAGTCGTATTACACGGATAAGCCCTGCCAGCCACAGCCGTAAACCCCGTGGTCTGCACGGCCTGCCACGCCACACTGGATATACCAGATGTGCCTGACTGCGTGATGTTTGCGGATGTGATCTTGGTAGTCATACCGAATCAGCCCCTAGACTTGGAACAATCCACTGGCATGTCGCTTCATCAAGCGTTGCATCATCACTTGGCTTGGGCGGGATGAACGCATCACGCGTTGCATCGTAGGTGTAACCCAGCCCAGCGTAATTTTTCCTGAAGTTGCCGTTATACGAAGTCTGCTTCCAAGTGCCGCCAAGCAGTCGTTCGCAAAAGGCTGCGCCGATGTATTCCTTCTCAACACCGTTTGCGTCTGCTGTGTCCTTGTTATCAACAACGATGACTTGTTGGACGATTCCGTTTTCATCAATGCGGCAAAAATGTGCCATGGCTATGCCTCCAGCTTCAAACCAGTTAAATCCATTTCCTCGCCAACTGTGCCAACGGGAAACGTGTTAAACGATAGCGATATGCGTGTCTGCTCACCCTGAACCGTAGGTACCATGTGCGTTAAGGATGAGGGGAAAAGAATCAACCGGCCAGTGAATGCCTCAAACCACCAAGACTCTGAGTTGTACGCATTCCAGTTGTCGGTGGGAAACTTGATCTGCTGCCAGCCGTCTTTGTAAAAGTAAATCCTGTCATCAGGATTGGTCTGCAAGTAAAACACGCCTGAGATGTAGCTATTAGGGTGGGCATGTTTGTGGTGATACTGACCCTGCTCACTGTAATTGCACCAGCTTTGTGTGATGCGTAGGGATACGTTGTGCTTGGGATTGACCGTGGCTTTGAAGTATTCAGCCACGTTGTCTTCAATGAATGATCGCAGGCTTGTCATGGCCGGATTGCGAAGCACGAAGTTATCCGTGGAGGTTGTGTTGCCCGTGTTAGGCCGAGTCTCAAGCTCACGCACAAAGAACATCTCCTCGTCCGTGAGTTCACGGCCAAGGTCTGCAAACCCTACAGCGGTGGGAAATAAGTTATGCAGGTTCACCGATAGCCTCTTCAATCATCCTACGCTCACCAGTGATCTTTTCCCAATCTTCATCAAGCCAGATCGTGGGGATGGACTCTTCAAACTCTTTGATCTTTTCCATGACCCAGTAAATCTCTTCCATGCTGGGCTTAGGCCGTGGATCATCCCAACGTGTAATGACGTTATTGGTTATCTCCCACTTGGCATTGGGACGAAGCATGTGCATCGCCGTATCAATGCCATAGAACCTCATGATCTTTTTATCGCTCATGTGACCTCTTATTGATTGATCTTGATGATGACGATACCGGAGCCGCCCGCTCCGCCGTTTGTTCCTACACTGGGACTTCCTCCAGCGCCGCCTCCACCACCACCAGTATTGGCAGTACCTGGATTGGCTGGAGATGCTGAACTCGTAAGGCCATTTCCACCACCACCAGCGCCGCCAGTACCAGCAGTTCCTCCGCTAAAAGTGCCGCCTCCACCACCACCAGCATAGGTTACGCTGCTCCCGCTTATTGAAGATGCAGTACCAGCACCTCCGTTGCCACCAACGGTTGATGTTCCATTTGCACCCGTGGCAGAAGCACCACCTCCACCACCGGCCCCGTAATTAGGCGTAGAGGAAGAGCCGGAACCGCCGTTATTACCTTGTGAAGGTGATGTGCTTGGTGTGTTTCCCGTACCGCCAGTTCCAGAAGTTGCTGGTGCGGCCAAAGCAGACCCACCGCCACCAGAACCTCCATTCTTTCCATTGATTGCAGTTTGGGAACTTCCGCCGCCCCCACCACCGTTGGCAGTGATTGTGCTAAATACGGAATTTGAACCATCAGCGCCTTGCGAAGATTGTGAAGTTGAAGCAGCACCGCCGCCTCCAACTGTTACCGTATAAGAGGTTCCGGCAGTAACAGAAAATGATGAACCAGTCCTAAAACCGCCAGCGCCGCCACCACCAGAACGGTCACACCCACCACCCCCACCACCGGCAACGACGAGATAGTCAACAGAAGTAACGCCAGTCGGGCAAACCCAGGCTCCAGACCCTTTGAAGGTGAATACGGTTTGTGATGGTGCTTGGTATTTCAGGATGACAATGCCGGAGCCGCCTGCGCCTGGGGAACGATTTACATTTTCACCGCCTCCACCACCACCGCCAGTATTTGTGCTGCCACTTCCGGCTGCGATATAAGGACTTCTTGTAGCACCAACACCACCGCCTCCAGAGCCAGCAGTTCCTCCAGGAGATGATTCTGAACCACCGCCGCCCCCTCCAGCATAAGTTACTGAAGAACCCGAAATGGTTGTGGCCGTTCCATTACCGCCTGCTCCGCCGGTTCCGCTTGAAGCATTACCCCCTACAGCGCCTGCACCACCACCGCCGCCGGAGGCACCAGTTCCACCAGTCCCACCATTGTTGCCCTGGCTTGGCGATGTAGATGGCGTATTACCAGCGCCGCCCGATGAAGTTCCTGATACATCACAATATCCACCACCCCCACCAGAACCTCCAGCATAGCCAGCATTACCAGTTGGCGTATTCCATTCCCCGCCCTTTCCTCCTCCGGCGGAAGTTATCGTGCTAAACGGAGACGGGCCAGCAATAGAGGAACTTCCACCATTGCTACTTGTTGAACCAGTGCCAGACGTAACAGCACCCCCAGACCCAACCGTAATGGTGTAATTAGAACCGGCTGTAACCGCCAACCCTGTACCAGTCCTAAATCCTCCGGCTCCTCCACCACCAGAAGCAACAACAGCGCTTTGACTCCCACCACCACCACCGCCGCCACCTACAATCAAATACTCAACCTCAGTCACCCCCGTAGGGCAAGTCCAAGTCTGTGTAGCTGTGAAGGTTTGGATGATGGTATACCGCTGTCCCAGCGATCCAATAATCAAATTAAGAATGCCAGTCATGGCGCTTCCTTTAGGTCAAACCGTTGCCGGAAATCAGCCAAGTCGTGGAAGTCATCTTGACCGCCGTGGCAATACCATACTGAGCAAGACTCCGTGACCCCGTAGATCCCGTCCCTGCTTGGTAAAGCGTATCGCTCGTGATTGCAATCGTGACAACCTGCGAAGTCATGTTAATGAAGGTCAACACCGTACCCGTCGCATAAGCCACCGAACTATTAGCAGGGATCGTAAACGTCCTTGCGTTAGCGTCTGTTGATGGGTGGAAGATAACCTTCCCGGCATCAGCAGCAACCGCCGTATAAGCGGCAGACTGCTCATTGATCGGCGCGTTTAGGTAGCCAAGCGTGTCTGCTGACGTTGAATCAGGTAGCGTAAGGGTCGCTGATACCGACGTGTTGGCGCTTTGTAGCGTGGTTGTGCCAGCGCCAGAAGCATTACCCTGAACTTTAAGATTGCTCATGTCAAATCCTTAACCAAAAATTAACCAACGCTGGTCTGTGCCAACAGTCACCGAAACACCTGAATTGATCGTGACAGGCCCAACACTACTGCCGTTGTATGAAGACGTTACCGTGTAATTCGTTGAAATAGTCTGTGCGTTTTCAACAATCGTCGAAGCCCCACCACCGCCACCACCTCCGCCCATCAAACGGATCTGGATCTCCTCACCGTTTGCTGGTGCCGTACCAAACACCACGTTCGTGCCTGAAATCGTGTAGTCAGTGGTTGGCTCTTGTGTGACACCGTTCAGAATGGCAAGGACGTTATCTACCGTCATGCCGGTTGTGCCAGCAAACGTCGTCGTTGTGCCGTCGCCAGTGTAGGTGTATGTGGCAAATGTTCCGCCACCACCGCCGCCCCCTGTGGCCCAAGACAATGTTCCAGACCCGTCGGTAGACAGAACCTGACCGCTCGTGCCATCGGCACTTGGCAGTGTCCACGTTACGTTAGAAGAAATTGTTCCGGGGGCTTTGAAGGCTACATAGTTTGATGAATCCGTATCAGCAAACCTGACCGCTCCGGTCGCTCCAATCTGGACGTTGGTGCCATCCCAAGTAAAGTTAGCTGATCCGCCAAAAGAACCTGAGTTATTGAACTGTACTTGCGTATTTGATCCGCCAGGTGTTCCACCGCCACCACCTGTCGAAGCAATCGTAATACCACCAGAACTGTTTGTGATGGTGATATTTGATCCAGCCGTAAGCGTAGCAAGGCTGAATCCAGATCCATTACCAATTAGCAACTGTCCATTCGTTGGCGTTGCCGTATTGCCTGTACCGCCATTCCCTGTGGGTAACGTACCCGTTACTGCCGTGGTTAGGCTGATGTTGGATATGGTGTTGTTAGACCCATTGATCGTCTTGTTGGTCAGGGTTTCCGAACCTGCCAATGTGGCCAACGTGCCGGTCGTTGGTAGCGTAACTCCAGTGTTACCGGTAAGCGTTAAGCCAAGACTGTAGTTACCTGTGAAGGTAATCGTGTTGGCCGCGTTATTCGCTACTCCCGTACCACCATTCGCTGCACTCAGCGTACCTGCTACTGTTACCGCTCCCGACGTTGCTGTGCTTGGTGTGAAGCCCGTGGTGCCAAACGAAATAGATGCAACCGTATTGCTCGTCGTTGCTACCGTTCCTGATGTAGGTAAGGTCAGGTTCGTTGCGCCAGTGGTCGTAAACGTCAGGCTATTAGCACCCGAAGTCGCAAGCGTCGATCCATCAGCCAGTGTCAGTGTCGCACCTGTCGCAGGGGCGGTAATTGCAACCTTATTGACACTGGTTGCAGAAGCCACGCCAAGTGTCGGTGTCACCAGCGTAGCAGACGTTACCCGGACAATATTGCCCGTACCAGAACTGCTTACCCACTCAGGAGCCGTTGCGCCTGAATTAACTTGCAGTACCTGATTGGCTGTGCCGATTGCAAGGAATGACGTTGTGCTTGATGCCGTCTGATACGGTACAGATCCAGCCGCACCGCCAGCCAGGTTAGTTGCTGTGCCAACCGAAATGCCAGAAAGCGAAGTCCACTGAGGAGCCGAACCGCTCGATGTCAGTACCGTACTTGCACTACCAATACCTAGCTTGGTAAATGCCGTACCTGTTGCGTAGTAAAGCAAATCGCCAGCCGTGTAACTGGTCTGGCCCGTACCGCCTTGATCCGTCGCCAACGTACCGGTCGATGTCAACGCACCGCTGCCATCACTAAAGACAGGCTTGCTGGCGGTCAGTGTCGATACAACTGGCGCCGAACTGAATGTCTGTGTACCCGTAAACGTCTGAGCCGCATCTGTCCTCGCTACCGTTGCATTGGTAGAGGGGAATGTCATGGTCGTACTATCAGTACCGGCCAAGGTAATGGTGTTGTTGATCGTCGCCGTCTTACCGTTGGCAATCGTCAATGTACCCGTGGTCGTTGATACCGTCAGGCCGTTGTACTTACCAGCCGTTATATCGCCCGTCGAATCAGCAATCGTGGCTGCTGAGTTCTGGATAACCTTACCGGTCGTTCCATCAAATCTTGCAATAGCGTTATCTGTGGATGACGAAGGACCGTCTACATCGCCCGATGCAATCTCACGGAAATCACCTAAGTTGGTATCCCATGCCACCCAAGTCTGTTTGCCTGGGGCGACGGTAATACCAGTGGTCGGGCCAGTGCTTCCACGAATTGTGATGTTGTACCCACCCGTGGTGTTGTTCATCACGATGTAGGCTTTACTGCTATTGGGTACGCCGATATTCCTTGAAGCTGTCCTTGCACCCGTACAGTTAAGGATCATGTACTGGGCAGAGGTGCTGCTGATGTTTGTTGCAGAGCTGGTTCCCTGGGTCAGCGTAAGCGTGACATCGCCATCTGTTGTGATGGTCTGCGTACCGGCAATCGCAATGTCCAAATACGCGGTAATCGCGTTATTGACATCGTCGCCCCACGTACCAGACTCGGTTCCTGTAACCGGCTGACCAAGCGCCAAAAGGGTGGTGTAATTGACAGTCATGTCGTTATCTCAGTCCAGTTAGCAGATTGTGAATTGTTAATCTGGGTCCATACAGGCGTCTGCCCATTATTGATACTCTGCCAATTAGCGTTTTGCGAGTCATCGATTTGTTCCCAGAACAACGCCCCAAGGATGCTATCCGCAATTGTTGCAGTCTCTGAGACGCTCGTAAAGAGTGATCGTATACCGTTCGTATTATCTGTGATAGCGCCGGTCTCCACAACCTGACCAAATACCGATGCTGATGCTGATACGGTGTCTGCTCCTGATCCTGTTTCCAGAATAAGAACGCCGAAGTTCTGTGCGGCACTAACGGTGTCTGCCCCCGTCGCCGTCTCCAATATGGAGCCAAAGAAGATAAAGTTAGAAGAGACTGTATCAGCCCCGGAACTGGTTTCAAGAACCGAAGCAAATACACCATTACTTGGCGTAATTGCGTCGGATCCAGTGGCAGCTTCAAGAATTGTGGCATCTGATACACCACCACCCCAAGCTGCCTGACCCCAGTATCCAGAACCATATCCACTCATGCCGACAGTGAGAATTGATAGGTAACTGACAATACATCCCCGGATACAACTGACCTATCTCCTGGAGATTGGAAATCCGCTGCCGAAAATAACGTACCCGAAGTTCCTAGGATTGTATTGTTACTTGTTAGGAAGGCACCCCCGACCGTCGCCGTAGTATCAATGTTAAATACAGCTTTGTTTGATGTATTCGTTACCACGGACGGATTGGCATTAGTTGCCGGTGCAAACGTAGCGGTTGGGCGATTGCCATCACTGTAGCAATCAATCTCATTCCAGCCCGTGTGGGACGACATGGTGTCACTAGCGGCTGGCGTGTTACTTGCGGCTGCGCCATATAATCCTACATACCAAGTAGTAATCTGAGCCGCTGAGTTTGATAGCGCCGTGCCAGCCATATACTGAAGTCCAGCATTCACAACCAGATTGTCACCTTCTGCCGTCCACTTAAGGTTGCCGTCTTTGTCTCTGCACTCAGCAAAGTATTTGCCACAAGCGCGAGCTTTTTCACCAGATCCAGTTTGCGCTAACAAACCACCTTGAAATGTATCGACTGCTTTTGCTTTTTCCATACTTAATCCATTCGTATCAAAGCATTCGTTGCCGAGTTCGTTGGCATCGTAATTGTAAATTTGGTTGTGGTTGTTTTATCAGATCCAAAATCAAGAACAGCTATAGAACGGTTTGCTTTACTAAAGTTATAAATCAAAGCGCAACGTGCAGTGAATGAAGCTGGATCCCAAATCACATTATCAAAATCTACATATGCCACAGTACCAGAAGAGTTTACTGTTGTCCCAGTTAAAATTTTTCCACCAAGACTGTATCCAGTACCACTTACTTCATTTGCCGATGAATAAACTGTAGTAGATTGGTTTAAGTCTGCATTAGCCGTATACAACGCAATCTTTAAAGTGTCTGTCAAAAAGTTGTGAACGCCTTCGTACAGTTCTACCTTAAAGCTTGTAGTCTGACCTTGAACAATACTCATGACACTTGGACCCTAACCTGTCCATCACGGTAGGCATCCATACGCTGTTTACCGTCACCAAGGTTCTTCAATAGAGCAATTGACTGAACATAACGTTCTTGCGATAGCTTGAGTAAGTCAGGCTCAAGCTTTAAGAATGTTGAACCTTCGTATATCGTGGCATTTAATAATGCAGAATCAAAATTATCACCTAACCAAGTCGTAAGCGCTGTAACGATAGACTCGGGGTAATAGTAGTAATGAAGTTCAACTCCATAAGCTAGGTCTGGCGTCGGTCCTAAAATAAACGAAAGTTCATTTGGAGAGCCAGGATAGTCAGGACCAAAGATAGCGTAATGCTTTGGCTTTCCCGTATCAGTGGCTGACGGATATGCTTCTCTAATAAAGTTCACATCTTTATTTAAGAGAAACAGATAATCACCACCAGCAGGCGGATACACAGCTATGGAGTAAACAGATAAGAAATCTGATGGGCATTGCAAATACTTATTACTAGCCGTACAACTTCCTGTCACATTTTTCCGTAGGTTGGCAATCTGTACCGTGTTGTAGATACGTTGCTCCGCCTGACGGATCATCGTATTGATGTCCGTCGTCGAAAATGTCGTTTCAAGATAATCTTGAACCGCCGTGACAAGTTCCGAATAGGTCACGCCATTGGCCCCCTAGCCATTACACCTTTAGTAGCCGCTCCAGTACCACGTATTTTAATACCAGTGGTTTTGATATCCTTCTCAGGATAACCAGCGGTATGTACAACAGGTACAGGTTTTGGTTTCTTGACGACTTTGATGTCTTTCATTTCATGCCTCGATAGGTAAATGAAGACTTCTTCTGGTTAGCTACCTTAGCAAGGTTGCGTCCCATCTTAAGCATATCGGCGTTGGTCTTTCCGCCTTTTGCTAATTTAGTCAAAGGCTTGCCAGGATGCATAGCCTTTTCATGTTTATGTACTGCGGATTTTGCATCCATTTCTATACCCCTATGTGGTAGATATCGTTACTGTACCAACAGCCGTCGCTGCAACCAAGTAGTTTGGCGTGAGAGGATCATCATATGCCGAAGCGCCACCAACCGGATTCCATCCCCACTGAATATCTCTTGATCCTCCAGTAGGAAAACCACCTGACGCATTAGGCAATAACTCTAACCCGTTTACACCAGCCGTCACATATGTTGTATCTTTTCTTGGATTACGTACAGCCTGTGGGTCGTCCACAGGAAACATCCCAAGAAGCAATTGAGGTTGATCGGGATCCCAACACTCATCACAGACTAATAAGTTATACCGTTTGGTTTTTATAACTTCTGTTCTGAGCTTCTTTAACTTAAATTGCTGACCGCACCTATCGCACATGGCGATAGAGTTTTTACCCGAGGCGTATCGATTACCCATATCCGCCTCCAGATCCTATGAACTGTTGGCGTGGGACAAATCGGATAGCAGCCTTCTCTCGATCTTCGCCTGCTGCTAGGTTGAACTGCTCTTCATAAGCCATTTTCAACATATCAACTCGAGAAACAAGTTCTGGCTGCTTCATAGCAATGTAGTACGCAAGCCCAGCTACTAGACATGGAAGAAAACGAAAGTTCATATCCGCAGTCTGTATACCTGCCCCTGCGTCTTGTACCCTTCTCATTCTCCAGTAGACAAATTGATAGGTCGTACTGTTATCTGGCGTAGGCCAAACCGTTATGGCCGGAAGGTTAGGGTTATATATCGTTGCCCCAGAAGTATGGCTTGCAGCCGTGGTGCCGTTTTGCCCTCGTACTACCCCGCCCAGCGAGTTACCATCTAACCATTGATAAAGAATATCTTCACTGTCAATACGAACAAATCCTGCGCTAGGAAGACTTGCCGTTGAACTAAGTGTGATTGTCGTTGTCGTTGAGTTAATCGTAGAAGACAACGTTGCATTAGCAGGAGAAACTTGCCCTGAGAGTCTTTGAATCCAAACCTGGATAGGCCTAGCTTGCTGTAACTTATTAGGAATCGTAGCGTAGGTCGAAACGCTAATACGTGTAATCGTTAGGTCTGCCTGTGTAGACGATACATTCTGACCGGTACGAATGACGTGTTCTAACAAATCAATCGTATCTACAGGCAACGCATATGTGTTTACACCAGCCGTCAGGGTGATGGTTCCCTGATCAATGGTCCACATGTTAATGCCACGGTTCTGCCACTCAATGGTCATCAGGTTCATGGAACGCCGAGCAGTGCGTAGGTCATAGCCAGTCCGCATCTCACGGCCAGCCCTCTCCCACGCTTCTTCAGCTATTTCTGTGAACTCTGGTGAAAAACCAGTTGAACCGCTAGTGGTCATCTAAATCTCGCAGTCTTTGCGGCAATTTTTGCCGGTTGCTTAACGAACTGTTTT